ACCAAGGTGGCGCAGCTATTGCGGAAAATGAAACCGGCGCGACAGATAGAATGTGCGGAGCTTATGTGCAGCCTGCGTAATTTCTCCATCAGCTATGCGCAGGCCCTCTTGGCGGCAACACCGCAGGCGCAATTGGTAGAAGCCGAGCGTCCGAAGAAAATCAGCGGCCTCTCAGCGGAGCAGATGGCGCGGATGGAACAGGAAATGTCGCAGGTGCAAAGCCGGTTCAGGGCGATTGAGGCCACTTACAATACGGATGTGCTGAGCCTTGTCGTGGCGCGCGGCTATGTCGCCAAGCTGATGGGCAATAAGGCGGTGGCGAGTTATCTGCGCCGCTATCACGCGGATTTGGCTGAGGAATTTCAGACCATCGTTGCCAGCACATCGCTTGATGAGGGGATGGCGGTTGGTTGAGGGGCTTTCAAACCCTCTCCACCACCCTGAACCCGCGCGACGACAGCGGCAGGCTGTCCCGGCTTATAGCGGCGTCCTCACCCGGTGCGTTCATCGCCCCCCAGATGGCGCGGCGGTTCCGCTCTGCCATGCTGTCGCCAAGTTCCGCAATCCAAAGCGTATCCCGCGCCGCACCAAGGCGGCGGACCATGTCGCGATGCTGGTTGCGGGCTTCCGCGGTGGAAAGTGCCGGCAGGGTGAATGCTGCCATGCGCGGGTTCACGATGGCAGGCACAGGAAACTCTGCCCCGGTATAGGGATTGCGGTCGCGCCGATCGAGCATCACGCGACCTTCGCGAATGCCGTAGGCCGTGCCGCGTTGCAGCCGCCAAAGCTGCCCCGCAACAAGCAGCCCGATGTCCATGTAAGGCACCGCACCATCGGTCAGATCAACGCGGAGATAGCGCGCAGTCACTGGTACTGGAAACACCAGCACGACATTCCCCTGGCTTTCATCCTGCGCCTCGGCATTCAGCAGCCCAGTGTCCGCCAAGGTCATGCTGAAATTCGCGACATTCGCCAACCGCGCCTGCACCATCGCCCCCGCGCCAAGCGTGGTAGAAATCAACGCGATACAATCAACCGGCACCTCAACCCCCAGGTCTGCAGTGATGCTCGCACCGCTGCCCATCAACCGCGCACGCCGGCGCGGCTGCGGATCTTGCAGGTTCGTGATCGGCATGGTGGCGATGGTCGCCTGTGCCGAGGCCACGCTGCCCAGCGCCGCACGGTCCTGCTGCAAGAACGCCCCCGGCATGTCAGCCCGCCCCCCAGAGTGTGATTTCAACCCGCCGCGCTGTCAGGCTTTCCCGCCAGCCGACGACGACCCCGACAAACCCCTCATCAAAGCCAAAGGCCGGATAGGTGATGCGCCCGATCTGCCCGATCTCAATTTGCCCGAGGAACCGATCCGTCAGTACGCGCACCATGCGCGGCCCGGCTTCCAGGACGGTGCGCCATTTCTCGGCACGCGCCAGGGCCTCGGCCTCGGTCCAGTAAGCAGCGGGGAAAGAGATTTCTCGCTGCTGCGCCACGCGCGACGTGATCAGACTGCTCTCCGCCCGGGCAAAGCTGCCTTCCTGCGACAAGCGCTGCCGATCCGCCGCCGCGACGCTACCAGCCATGTTGGACAGCGGCGCATGGTTGCGCCCCCAACGCACCGCAATGGCGCGCGGCAGGGGCCGCAGGCTGGCGGGCAATGGCAAGGGCTCGCAAGACAGCACGCAGGCCGAGGGCAGATCGAATTGCGGCGCATCTGTCGCCAAGGGATCTGCGAGGCGCAGCTTGCCGCCGCGCCCGGCAGCGAGCATAGCGCCTGACCCGGCCAGGATTTCCTCGGCCGCCGCAAGCGTGGTGGTCAGGGTGGCGCCTTGGTGAAAGCCGACAATGCCGGGCAGGTCCGCCTCGGCAAAGGCCCAGGCGGTGGTATCGAATTCCGCTGTGTCATAAGCGAGGCCCAGGCTTTCCAGCATGCGGCGCAAAATGCCAGCGATGCTGTTCACATAGATCGGATCGCTATCGCCACGCAGATCGGCCGTGACATCGCCATCCGGCGCGGCACCAAGCTGGAACAGTCCCAGCGCCGCGTAATCCCGCGCCTGTCCAACCGTAGGCGTCCCTTCCGAGACAATCGCCTGCGCCACGCCACGAATGCGAATGGCGTCATGCCCGGCGATCGCGCGCCAATGCGATTGATAGGTCGGCAGGCTGCCGGCGCCGAGATCCACATTCCCAAGAAACACCGGCGCAATATTGAACACCTGCCCGAGTGTCACCGGCTTTGGGCGCCCCTTCAATTCCAGGCCGCCTTCCTGACCGCCCGTGCCTTGAAACAACACAGGCTGCAACGGCGTCGCCATGCGCTCCGTCACATCGCCCAGCGCCAGCCTGGCGCGGAAATCGCCACCGCGTTCCACCCCGCGCAGAATGCCGGTGAATGGCAAGCTCGCGGCAGCAAGGCTGGTGCCGAAATCACTCGCGCGCGCATTGAGCACCGGCAGGCTCAGCACCCGCACTGCACGACCATCGGCCACACCATAGCGCGCCAGATCGGCGGCGAAATTGTCTCCATCGGCCAGCGCGATTTCCGAAACCGTCAGCGCCACCTTGCCACCGACCGCCAGCGCATCCGCGGCGGATTGGCCGATCTCGATATCCTCCAGGATGCGCGGTTCATAGAATGCCAGCGCCGGCGTGTCGCTTGGCGCCGAGACAAAGCCAGCGGAGGCAAGCCGCAGCGTCGCGATGCGCTCCGGCGCCAGAAATGCAGCGGGCAGAAACGCCGGCGCCAGCATGCCATGCGCATCAAACCCGATCACGGCAATGGCTTCCAGTACTGCGCGGCCTCGTCCCAAATATACTGGCCACCATCATACGGCATGGGCGTGGGCGCGACCCAGGCGGTGGTGTTATCCAGGCGCCAGGATGGAAAGGGCTGCGGCGCGATAAAGGCATCGCGCTCAGCATCATAGCGATAGCCAATGCCGGCAAAGCGGCGACGCTTTTTGCCCGTATAGCTGGTTTGCACCCAGCGCGTATCGGCACCAAAGAGAGACTGGCAGAATGCTATGCCAGCGGCTTCATCATCCTGGCCATGGGTTTGCGCATCGGCATTGCTGATGACAATCACGCGAAGCACCAGGCCCTGCGCATCGATTTCCGCGAAATGTGCCATCAGAAAGTGACGCTCCCGCTCGCGGTGAAGGTAATGATGTGAAAGCCGCCGCTGGTGATGATGGTACCGCCGCCCGTGATGGCAGCCGGCAGCGCGTAACTGTCCGGGTAGCGCAGCACGGCAAAGCCTGAACCGCCCTGGCCGCCCCAATACCCCGCACCACCACCATCGCCGCGATTGGCAGCGCCATCCTGCGGTGGATTGATCCAGCCATTGCCGGCACCGCTGCCGCCAAGCCCATCGCCACTGCCACCACCGCCCGCGCCATAACTGATGGCGCTGCCAGTGATCGAGGATATCAGACCAGGGCCACCATCGCCGCCATCGAACCAATAGGAGTAGGGCGGTGCATGCTGACCCGGCCCGCCTGCGCCACCGCCGCCACCTCCGCCGCCGCCGACAGGACTTTCCTCGCCGAACAGAAACGGTGAGCCATTGCCGCCGGGATAGCCTTGTCCAGCAATACCGCTGCCGCCTGGGGGGAATGGTAGCACGGTCGGATTATCTTCGAGGCCAAAGCCGCCACCACCACCGGAACCACCATTGGCGCCCGCCTGATACGCATCACCGCCGATGCCACCACCGATGGCGGTGACATCGGCGATGGCGGAATTACTGCCATTTGAGGCAGCGCCACCGGCGCCGATGATGATGGGAATTTGTGAGCCGGGTGAGATGCTGAAATTGCCGGTACGCACACCGCCACCACCGCCGCCACCTCCGTAAGGTCCACCACGACCGGCACCGCCGCCGGCAACCAGCAGATACTCGACGACGCTTGGCGGGAATGGTCCGGGCACATCCTTCGCGGTGCGGATGGCGATTTCCAACAGCAGCACGGCGGCGTTGGGTTGCGGGCCGAGCGTCAGGCTGGGCCGTGTTGCCAGCGCCGCATTGGACATGCCTGCGCCAAGAAAGGCCGGCGCATCCATGGCGGGCGCATCGGAGGCGATCATGCGATCAGGCTTGAGGAGTCAAAGCCGATGGCCTTCAGCAGCGCGGCCACTTCGGGCGCGAGCACATTCAGCTTTTGCGCCGCAAGCCAGCGTTCGCGCAGCAGCAATTCCGCATCGGTGAGATCGGTGGCGGGCGCTTCAAGCTTGAGTAGCGCCATGGCCTCGCGCAGTTTTCCTGCAGCGCCCAAAGCCTCGACCAACCGAAGCTTGGTGATCTCGCCAGGTGGTGGTGCGGGTGGCGGCGGCGGTGGCACTTCCGGTTCAGGGGGCGGGGGAGCGGCGATGATCTCGACCGCGTCCATCCCGCCCGCCGCGACGATGGCCTCGACCAGCGGATGTTCCACCGGACGGGGCTCGCCGACACTGAACCGATGCGCCTCCAGCGCGGCGGCATAGGCTGCCACACGATCCGTGAGATCATTTCCGAAGGCTGCGACGACCTCGGCGGCAACGCGTAGCCTTGGCGCCGACAAGATATCCGCACCATCCGCCGGCAGCGTCGCGGGCGCCTGGATGGAATCCTCGATGACATCGTCCATGATTGGCCTCATCTCTGAAATTGTCGGAACGTTCGAAAAGCAAGTTCGCCTTGCGGTATTGTTATGCTTGACATAACGCCCGTTATGCGATACGAAACGCCCCTGTGATCGAAAGCTTCGGATGCAAGCGCACGGCGCTGGTGTTTCTGGGACAGGTCCCGAAGGGCTTTCCTTCGGATGTTCTGTCCGTCGCACGGCGCAAGCTGCGCATGTTGGATGCTGCGATACGCCTGGAGGATCTTCGCATACCGCCGAACAATCGGCTTGAAGCGCTGAAAGGTGATCGCGCTGGGCAGCATAGCATCCGGATCAATGATCAATGGCGGCTTTGCTTTGTCTGGCGCAATGGTGCCGCGCATAATGTTGAAATGGTGGATTACCATTGAGGAGAAGTCAGATGCCCCGTAAGCCCGTGACGATCAGACGCGCTGATATCGCAAGCGGCAAGGCCAAGCTGGCGGCGCATAGCAAGGGCCAGGCCCTGCCATTGGTCCCACCTGGTGAGGTGCTCGAACAGGAATTCATGCTGCCCATGATGCTTTCTGCCCGGGCGCTGGCGCGCGATATTGGTGTGCCGCCCAATAGGATCACCGAAATCATACGCGGTGAACGCGCGATCACCGCGGATACGGCGCTGCGGCTTTCGCGCCGCTTTGGTGTTTCGGCTGAGTTCTGGATGAACCTACAAACTGCGCATGATTTGGAAAAAGCGCGCCGGGAATGGCCCGCCGAGGCGGCTTGAGGGCTTTGTCGTTTTCCCTCACGCCCCTGCAAACAGTGCGACCGTACAAATCAGCGCCGGCGGCATATTGGCTGAGGCACCGCCGGCGAAATCGCTCACCGTGATCGGCGGTGTGGCATTGGCGATGGTGATGCCGGTCGTGGCGGCCTGAGTATTTTCGCCGCGAAAGATAAATGGGCTCAGCAGGTCAACGCCGCCATTCACCCCGCCGCCATAGCTGCTGTCACCGCCTGTGCGCACCGCATGCACATGGCCCGGATCATTCAGGCTGTGGCTATGTGCGCCTTGCGACGCTGCATGGCCATGCGTGCCGATGCGCTGATCACCCCCGGCCGCACCAAGCGTGGAACCATCCATGCCAGAAATGCCACTTGTGATACGGCTTGCAGCGACACCGCCAAGATTATCCAAGGCAAAAAGCCCACGACCGCGCGCATCGGGCGTGCCAAAGCTGGTGCTGCCATCGCCCGCGCCATAGGTGGTGCCGATCGCAGCAAACAACGACGCATAGAGGCTGCGCGAGAGGTTCTGCCCATTGGGCCAGACACAAAGCGGCGGCAGGCTCGCGCCGGCCACTTGCACATATTCGCCAATCAACCGGCCATAGCCATGGATCATCGCTGTCCAAGCCCCGGCATTACGCTTGACCTCGGCCGTCATGCCCGCCGGCAAGATGATGGTCGCCTGGCCATTGATCGTCTCACTGGCATTCGGGTCAATCGTCAGCGCGCCTGCCCCGGCGTTGCGGATCAACCAACCGGCGCCAAGGGGTACTGCTGCCACCGCCGGCAGATTGAGCGTCGCTGTCGCCGCGCCGGAAAACACCACCGTATTGCCAAGATCGGCCAAGCTCAGGTTTGCGGTGCCGCTGATGGCGATAACTTCGCTTGCGGCAGGATCCACCACGCTGAATACATCCTTGGTGCCAGCCGGTAGTGCCACCAAGCCACCAGAATTGGACGAGGCCAGGATGGTCGCGCGCGTCAGTGACCCCGGCGAGCCGCCATCAAAATCCCCAAGCCCGATCTCGAACCCGGTCTGCCAGGAAATGCAGTATTGAATGCGCCGCGTCGCAGCGCCGAAGGCTGCCTGGAAACTGCGTGCATTGCTGCTGGCGCCGTTCAGCACCAGCGTGCCGGTGCCGGCGGTATCGGTGCTTTGCTTGGCGCGATAGGCGATGATTGGCATGGGTCACCCCGTCATGTGCTGGCGCGGGCCAGGATGGCTTCGTTTTGCGCGGTCAGGCGGCGCAGCTCGGAAAGCAGGCTGCGCAGCACTTCTGTCTGTGTCTGGCCGGTGCTCAGCACCGCCAATTCCAAGCGATCCGACCCCGCGACTTGTGCTTCAAGCAAAGCGCCGAGATTGGCGGGATCGCTGCCCGGTGCGGCTGTGCGGAGCGTGCGCGCGACATCGGCGACCAGTTCCGCGAAGCTGGTGGAGATGCCGAGAAAATCCTTGGCGATGGGCAGCGCGATTTGCGCAACGCGGGAGAATTCCGCGAGTTCCTCGGGCGTTGCACCATCCAGCAAGGGAGCCTGCGCCGCAGCAAGGGATGACAAGGCCGCGCCATAGCGTGCCTCGAGCGGCAGGCCGCCCAGATCGCCCATGGTCAGGTTTTCCAGCAGGCCGCGCGAAATGCCCTGTAGCTGTGCGTCAAATTGCCGGATCACCGCCAAGCGTTCATCCGCAATGGTCTGTTCCAGCGCTACGACACGGCGGATGTATTCCTCGCCGGTTTCGTCCAGCCCCAATTGGAATAGCTGTTCACGAAAGGCGCGCAGTTCCGCCTCGGCGCGCAGATCGAATTGGCCCAGCGCCACGCCGCGACTATCGCCATTCAAGGCCATGCGGCGAATGCCAAGCGTGCGGTCAATGATATCCAAATCCCGCGCGCGATCGGCTTCAAGCTTCGCAATGCGCTCGGCGCGCTGGGTGTTCAGATCGGCCTCGGACAGGCCCAGGTCCTGTGCTTTCTTGATGGCCTCATCATAGGTTTTGGTGAGCGCTTCCATCGCCGATTTGAAAGCGCTGGTTTTTTCAACTGCGCGGCCCAAGGGCTCAAACACCTGGGTCACGAAATCCGCGGCGGAGAGTGCTTCCTCCAAATCACCGCCGCGCCCGGCCAGCGTACCAAAGGCGGTCATTTGATTGGCGTTATCGCTGCGCAATTGCCCGACCAAGGCAGTCATGGACAATTCGCGCGGCGAGCCTGAGGCCGGGCCAAAGCCCACGGCATGCTGACCCGGTGCGGCAAAGCTCAGATTGCGTGCGGCGATTTGCCGATTGATGGCATCAAGCTGCTGCTGCACCTCGGCCACTGCGCCGGCCTGGTCCCAGCGCTTACCGCGCGCGCCGGTGATGGTGAGCAGCCCGGCATCATCCACGCCAAGAAACACATCACCACCGGAGCGCGCTGCCATGCCTTTCTTGGTCGGCCCAAATAAGCCGCCCGCGGTGCCGCCGATGGCACCGCCGATCATCATGCCAAGCGGCCCGCCCACCAGAAAGCCGATGCCCATGCCAAGGCCGGTGCCGATCAATGTGCCCGGCATGGGATCCGCCGTGCCGCGCAGGCTGCCAGAGATGGTGCCGCCTGCCATGCCAAGGCCAAACCCCATCGCGCCAGCGCCAAGCAGATTGCCCAGCGTCACAGGCGCTGCCGCACCGCCACCACCGGCAAAGAAGCCTGCCTCGCCCGGCAATGCGGTGCCGGCAAAGAAATTGCTCTGCGTCGCTCCAAAGGAGGTCGGCGTATAAATCGGTGTGGAGAGAAACCCACCCGCGCCAGTAAGGCCGAGAGCCTCACCAAGGCCGCCCGTGCCGCCGAATAGATTGGGCGCACCCATGTTCAAAAACGGCAGAGGCGAAAAACTGAACATGCCCGCGCTGCCGCCTGCGCCGCTCGGTACGCTGGCAGCGGGCGTTGCAGGCGCAGCCCCACCAAATGCCCCCATCAGGCTCGGCCGCGATGTGCCGAATACTTCATTCACCAGCGGATTGACGATGGCGAGCTTCGCCATGTCGGTGACCACACTCGCCACCACCTGCCGCGCGATAGAACCGAAATCCAGCGCTGCCTTGCCGCCCATGGCAAAGGCATTCACCAGCCCATTGCCAATCCGGTCCAGCGCATTCTCCCCGATCGAGGCCAGTGCATTGCGCGACCGTTCCGCGAATTGCTGTGCTTCCTGCTCGGCCCTGGCTGAAGCCTCACGCGCAGCGCGGGCGGCAGGGTCAAGCTGGGTCAGGGTGCGATTGTATTGTTCCTGCGTGATGCGCGCTGCCGCCAGCGCAGCGTCCAACGCCTTGACCTGCTCAGCGTATTTTTCCTGCTCGGTCGCGGCACCTTCCACCAGCGACGTGCCGCGTTCCACCAGGCGCTGATATGCGCGCTCAGCCTCGGTCAGGCGTTCTGTCGTGGCGCGGGTGGTCTCGGTGCGGTCTGCCAACCGTGCCAGCGCCTCATCACGGTCCTTATCGGCAGCGGCACGCAGCCGGGCGGCTTCCTCACCCTCAATCGCGCCACGCGCGGCCAGGGCGTCAATCTGCTGCACGCGTTCGGCATGTTCGGCGCGGACGCCGCGTTCCTTGTCGAGCGCCTTATACAATTCCTCAAGCCGCGCCTGATCGGCACGGCGTCCGGCGATGATGGCACGCTGACTGGCGGTGTAGGTTTCCGCCTCGCCAGCTTCCTGTGCCTCGCGCTCCAATTGGCTGCGGCGGGTGATGAAATTCTGTAATTCGCGCAGTGCGGCCTCGCGCTCGGCGCGCAGGTTTTCCAGGTTGCGCCGCATGATGCCGCGCGTGCCGCCGGGCATGGCGGTCTCGGTGAGGGCGGCCTCAGCATTGGCGATCTGCTGATCGAGCACCGCCACCCGATCCCGGCTGCGGTCATAGCCTGCGCTCGCCTGCTCCAACGGCGTGCCAAGCCCGACCGCCACGCGCCCCTGATTGACCGCCGCTGCCGCCGCCTGTGCCGCGCGCGCAATGCCCTGGGACAGCCCAAGCGCGCGATCCAGATCGCCGGCAAAGCGCGACATGGCCTCGCCCAGGATGGAGAAAGCCCGTCCCATGGTGGGCGGCATTTTCTCGAACTCGGCATTGAGTGATTGCCCGGCGCGGATCAGCGCGGGCATCACCACATCGGCGGTGAGCTTTCCGGCCTCGCCCATCTTGCGGAGTTCGCCAACGCTGGCGCCCAGTTCGCGCGCCAGGGCTTCCGCCAGGGGTGGCATGTTCTCCAGCACCGAGCGCAGTTCATCGCCCTGTAAGCGGCCCGAGGCCAAAGCCTGGCCAAGCTGCATGACGGTGGCCGAGGTTTCCGCTGTGCTGGCGCCGGCGATGATGCCGGCCTGTTGCACTGTGCGCACTAGGGCCAGCACCTGATCATTGGTGGTGCCAATCTCCCGCGCCGCGATGGCAAAGCGGGCAAAGGCATTGGCGCTTTCGCTGATGGCCACGCCCGTCTGCTGCGAAAGGGCATAGAGGTTTTGATAAACCTTCTCAGCCGCACCAAAAGACCCGGTCGCCGCTTGCAGGCGTGCCAGTGATTCCGTCGCCTGATCGCCGGCGCGGGCAATGGCGCTGCCCGCTGCCGCCGCGCCTACGGCAACCGCCGCAATCGCTGCCGCTGCACCACCGGCGCGGCCTGCGACACTGACAAAGGCGCTGCCCGTGCTGCCAAGGCTATTACCAAGTGCCCCAAAGCTGCGCACCGCAGCATCAGACGCCGAGGCCAAGCCGCGCATCGCCGGCTGGGCCTTGGCGCTGGCGCCATCAATCTGTTCCAGCGCCTTCTTGCCATCGGCGCCGAGTTTTTCGAGTGACCGGCGCACGGTCTCGGCATTCTCTGCCGAAAGCCGAATGGCGATGGTGCGTGCGGCGCCGCTCATGCTTCGCGCGCCAATTCAGCAACGATGGCGCGCGCCAGCACATTCCCCGCACGGCGGCGCACGCCCGCGACATCAAGCCGCTTGTCGAGCCTGACCTGACGCATGAGAAAGAACATCGGGACAAACCCCTGGGCGAGAGTGGCGCGCGCCAGACGCTGCTGGCCGCGCCGGTTGCCGGTGAGCACTTCGACGTTCGCGCCCACGAACAGCCGCAAGCGCCGACGCTTGCCGAGGCCGCTCGCGCCGCGCACCCGCAAGCACCACAGCCGCACGGTCGGGTTGGATTTGGAGCGGATGATGAACACCTCGCCACGCGCGGCCTTCATCTCAGCCGGTGTCACGCGCAGCCCGCCGCGCGATGAGGCGCCACGCCGGCCACGCGTGGCGTTGTACCCGGTGGGGAAAGCCAGATAGCGCCCGCCCTTGGCGGTGATGGGCAGGCCCTTGTCGAAGGCTTCCACCAGCTTTGGCGCATTGGAATAGACGAGTGCGGCCGGGCGAAAGCTTTGCGGTGCGGTGCCAGGCGGCGGGTAGAGTTTCAGGCGCCAGCTATTGGCGAGCGCGCGGCCCTTATCGGAGAAATCCGCACCACGGGCCTGAGCGCGGAGTTCGGCCTGTACCTCACGCCCGGCGCGTTCCACGCCACGGCGCATGGCACGCGCGACATCGCGGATCTCGGCCTCCATGGCAGCACGGAGGTCGCCGCGGGTGGTGGCGAGGAGGAGGGGCATGGGGGAACACCGAATTTTCGCTATTAGCGAAATTTTACTTGCCTTCGCTTTCGCTATCGGCGAAAACTCCTCCCATGGTGCTGTTGCTCTCCCCCGCCGCATTGAAGGCCTTGATGGGCATGCCAAAACGGGAGCGAGCACAACTCAAGGCGCGGCTGGACGCGATTGCTGCCGCACCGGGCGAACAGCACGCCAGCGTCACGGCGCTCCAGGGCGAACCGCGTGGGCGGTTCAGGGTTCGTCAGGGCGATTACCGTGCCGTGTTTCGTATTGATGGAGAGGATGTGATCGTGGATCGCATCGGCCACCGTCGGGAGGTTTATGAGCGATGAATCATTTCAGGCCTTTGGCCGAAACCCCTGAGACCGTGACGCTTTCGCGTCGCGATTACGAGGCGCTTATTGCTGCTGCGGAAGATCGTATTGATCATCATGCGATCGATGAGCAGGAAGCACGGGAAGCAGCACTCGGCAAAGATGCAGCGCGCGCTGATTATCTGCCGGGCCCGCTGGTGGATCGGCTGCTCGCCGGTGAGAGCGCGATACGCATTTGGCGCGAGCATCGCGGGCTGACACTGACTGCGCTGGCAGAGATGGCGAGCGTATCGGTGAGCTATCTCTCGGAGATTGAGAGTGGCCGAAAGCCGGGCAGCGCTGCGGCGATACGCGCTGTTGCCAATGCGCTGCGCCTACCGATGGAGGATCTCACCTAACCGGCCCCCAACTTTCGCCGTTCCCCCTCCATCTGGGCCTCCGTACCGGCCAGCACCGCAAACCCATCCACCACCCAGGCCGCTTGGTCATTCACGCCCCCCGCATCCGGCCAATGCGCAATGCCGCCCATGCCGCCGCGACACGCGGCCCACAGCCGCACAAAGGCTTGCCAGGGCTCGGCAATCACCAAGCGCGGGTTCTCCGCCCAGGTATCGCCGCCCACCAACCAATCGCCACCCTCGGCGGGTCTCAATCCACCGTCATAGGCGCTGGGCTCGCGGGCGATGGCGAGGGCGCCGCGGAGTTTTTTTCCGCATCCCGACCCGGCTGCATCAAGGCACTCGCGCGCCAGCCGATCGGCTCGATGTCTTCCTGCGGCAAGGCATCCATCAATGCCTCGGAAACCAGACCGCGATCACGCTTGAACGGCGGCAGGTCGGCACCCTCCCAGCCACGCAACGCATGACGCGCCGCCACCCAGGGCAACATGCCGATGTAACGCTGCCGCGCCGCCAGCAGGCCGGCATAGCTTGGAATAGCGGCACAGGCGGCTTCGATCATCGCAAGCGGGGCCTGAGCTTCGGGATCGTCCGGCTCGGCTTCGGCGCGCGCAATCGCGGCCGCAAGTTCCTCGGCATTGCCCGGCGCGGCCTCGGTGATGGCAAGGCGCAGTGCCTCCAGCATCTGCGCTTGCGGCGGATAGATCCCACCATCACGTGCAAGATCGGCGCGAAAGGCCTGACGCTCGCGGAAGGTCAGCGGCGTAATCAGATAGCGCCGCTCAGGCGCATGGGGTGGTGAGAACCATTCCGCATCGCGGCGGGAAAAGACAACGTTCATGGGGTTGCTCCATTGCGGGAATGTTTGTTGAGAGCCCAATTTCACTTGACGAAAGGGCGTCTGTAACCTATAAGTTACGCATGAGAGAGGTTCGTCAGACCGACATATTCGCAAGCTGGATGGAATCTCTCTCCGATCGGCGCACGGTTGAACGCATCGCTCAGCGGATTGTGCGCCTGCAATCAGGGCTTCTGGGCGACGTTAAGCCGGTGGGCGATGGCGTTTCGGAATTGCGCGTCGACCATGGTCCTGGCTACCGGGTCTATTTCGTACAGCGTGGCCAAGTGTTGATCATTTTGTTGTGCGGTGGCGACAAGGGCAGTCAGCGACGCGATATCCAGCGCGCCAAGGCGATTGCCGCTGAATTGGAGGATTGAGACATGGCGATAAAGACACTGCCCTATGATCCGGCGCGTCATCTCACCTCGCCGGAGGCACAGGCGGAATTACTCTCGGATGCGATGCAAACCGGCGATGCCGGCTATATCGCAAATGCGCTTGGTGTCATTGCTCGCGCGCGCGGCATGACAGAAGTTGCGCGCGGTGCGGGCATTACACGCGAAGCGCTCTATCGCGCGCTGAGTGAGGATGGTGACCCGCGCCTCACGACATTGCTTGGTGTGATGCGTTCACTTGGCTTTCGCCTTTCGGTCCAGGCTGCGGAATAGGCGTCCCCCTCAAAACTGCGCCAGAAACAGCGGGCAATCCGCGCCATCCAGCTGAAAGCCAATGTCGAATTGCCCAAGCCCATCGCGCTGCCCGGGCCGCATGGCGGTGGCCTTGGCCGCCGGCGCGATGATGCAAAAGCGATTGCCCGGATTGGCGCCCAGGATCGCCATCAAGGGCATGGCCGAGCCCAGGCGAAACGCGTTGAACAGCGCAACAGCAGTCGTGGTGCTCATCAGGGGATCAATCGCTCCGCGCGCATCACGCTCGGTCGGCACGGCCGGGTCATAGCCCTCAGCTGCTTCGGGATTATCGGGCAGGATGACATTGACGCCGGCATCCAGCGTCAGGCGCCGCGCGCGGGCTAATTGCTGGTTCAATTGGCAGCGGCCATTCACAAAACGCGGTGGCGTCGGGCGAATGACGTTGTTCCACCCTGTCGGCAGTGCTGCCGCAGATTTGTCTAGCAATTGCGCGCGCAGATCAAAAACCAGAAAGCCAATGCCGCCGGTGGAAAGCTCCAGGCTCCAACTGCCGACTGCACCAGTGAAACGCCAACGCAGCCCATCGGCGTAGAAGTAAATCGTGGCGGTGCGATAGACCGCCTCATCCGAGGTCGGGCTGTAGAGAACATTGGCCGGGATCTGCGCGAGTGTGGCGACCGCGCCAGGTGTGGCCATAGTCTCACCCAGGCTTGCGACACGCGCGGCAGTGTAATCAATGATGCCCGTGACAAGGCTGCGATCGCCGGAAAGCAGCAAGGGCATACCGCGATAAAGCTGCGCGGTCGCGGCGAAGGGTGTGGCTAGCGCCAAGCTGGTATTGGTGCCACTCGCGGCGGCGGTAGGTGCGCCAATGGCCGCATTGGTGATGCCTTCCTGCATGGTGCAGCAACGCATCAATTTGCCCCATTCCGGTGGCGTTGCCGGCGTGCCGGAACCACGCAATGGCACGCGCAGCCGAATGCGTGGCCGCATGCCACCGACAATGGCGGGCGAGCGATCGAGTGAGCCGGTGAGTTCGCTATTCTCTACCGTGATCGGATCGAAATCGATCTCACAATCAGCGGCGAGCCAATCGGCATTGGCCGGCGTGCCGCCAATGGCGTCCAGCCCTGGGGTGGTTTCGATTTTTGCTGCCACGGCGGCAAAGCGCATGCGCACGAGATCGAGGCTCATGTCGCGGTTCCTTTCGGGATGGGAGGGGAAGGATGGCGGTCAGGCGGACCAGGGGCCGCCATTGGGCCCAATGGCGAGGATGGTGAAACGGGCGAGGAATTCCCCGGCCGGAATGGCGGATTCCTCAGTATCGTAAATGCGGAACTCCGCGCCCTGCTCGACAACATCGCCAAGGCCGGGCGCGGCGGGCGTCCAGCCGGCGAGTAGGGAGACCAGGCGTGCGTGAAGCGTGGACAGCGCCTGTTCGGCGGCAAGGTCACTCGCTGCTGCCGCAAAACCGGAAACCACAAAGCCGATGCGATAATGTGTGCGGCCAGGTTCCTCGGTATCGTCGGCCTCGATCTCCTCACCGCGCAGCACGAGGCGCGGCAGGGCCTCCGCCTCAACATCCACTGGCGCACGCCGCGCGCGGTCCAGCGCCACGTCGGGCAGGCCGGTGATGATGCGCCCGGCAATGGCGGCAAGGGCTGCTTCGCGGAGCGGTAGCGAGCCACTCATGGCGCCCGCGCCAATGTCAGGCGCCAGGTGAGGCCAAGCGGATCGGGCTCCGCCTCCTCAATGCGCCAGGTCTCGGGTGGCGAGAGACGCCGCAGCAAATCTCCCCGGCGTGGTGCATCGGGCGAGAGGTCCGCGACACGCAGCACCGCCTCCAGCGCCACGCCGCGTGCGCCGATGGCGCCGATCTCCTGCGCGGCGTTGGTGAGCGCCACGCGGATAGGCCGCCAGGGGCCGCCCGCCGCCGCGCGCCATTCCGCGGCAATGGCCATGTTCGGATCCGCGAGCATCGTGGCCATCGCCCCATCGAAGGCGCTCATCGTTTCAGCACCTCGACAATGCGCGGCAGCGTCTTTTCGGCGGAACGACCAATGACATAGCCACCGAGGCCGATCTCAACGATGCTCCAGAGCTTGAGCGCTTCGGCTTCACTGATCCCTGGCGCGGACCAGCCGAGCCAGCGCAGCACGATCAAGATGCCAAAGGTGATCATCATCAGCGGCCGCCAGCAGGCGGCGAGCCAATGTTCCGATTGCGCCTCCGCCTTGATGATATCGGCGGCGGCTTTTTCCAGTTCGCCCGCGCGCGCGAGCAAGGCGGCGTTCAGTTCCGCCTCGGCCCGCTGCCGCGCCTCGGCATCGGGGAATAGCCGCTTGAGTGCATCGCCCAGGATCGGCACCAGCGCGGGCAGCAATGCGCCGATCACGGGTATTTCCCCCGATCCAATTCGAAATGCGGGCCATCGGGAAAGCTCGGCCAATCGCCGCCCCAGGTAATGGCAACGCCAAGCTTTTGCGCGGCACCCTTCACGGCGGCGGCGAGTTGCGCATACAACGGCCATGTGTGGACGACCCCCACCTCGCAAGAGGTAATTTCGGATCTGACGTTGTATCGGTCGGGTGCAGCCATGTGTCCGGCCTGTTTAATGCGGCACGCATGGCCGCTGGCCCTGATGCGATCC